GCCATGCCCTGCCGCGGGAAGATGACCGTGCGGTCGTCGCCGAAGCGCGCCACGTCGACGCCCAGGCGCTTCTGCGCCCAGTCGTAGAGATGCTTCGGCAGGTGCCGATTCATCGCGGCCTCGACCTCCTCGACACCGAGCAGCGCGTTGATGCTCGAGGGCGGGAACATGCCGAGCACGTTCACCATGACCCAGGGGTTGTCGCGGCCGTAGCTGGCGATCTGCTGCTTCGCCCACTCGACCTTGATGCGGCTCGAGCGCTTCGGGTCGTCAGGGTCGCCGGTGATGGTCACCACATACCAGAGATGCTTCTCGCTCGAGCACGCGCGATAGAGCGGGCCGCTGAGGTGTGTGGGGTTGCCGGCCTGCACGACCTTCGTCTCGATGCCTGAGGCGAGCACCGCTTCGACGGCCACCATGATGCCCTGCGGGATGCCGCCGCTCTCGTCGAGCACGAACAGCACGAAGTCGCCGTGGAAGCCGGCGAGGGCGTTGGCCTGCTCTTCGGCGTTGCCGCTCTTCGGCCAGGTGCGCGCGGCCGCGAACCAGCGGCTGCCCATCGTGCGGTGTTCGACGCGGGTCTTCGTCCACACGAACGTCGCCGTGAGGAACGGGCTCTTGGCCATCCACTTCGAGAGCTCGGGCCAGAGGTTGTTGGCCAGGTTGTCGCCGGTGATGCTCGTGGCCCCGACCTTAGCCTCGGGCCTGGTCGCCAGGAAGTTGAGGATGAGCCACGCGAGCACCGCGGTCTTCCCTGGGCCCTTGCAGGCCTTCATCGCCAGCCGCTCGTTGTGCGGGAACGCGCGCAGGGCCTCGAGCTGCCAGGGGTCGGGCTCGATGCCGAACTCCTCGCGGACCATGTCCTCGGGGTGCCATCGCCAGCGCTCGAGGCACCGGCGCACGAGCTCGTCGTCGTCGTTCGCGTTCACTGGACCCCGTGCTTCTCGATGAGCTCACGCCCATCCATGCTGTTGTGCGTGACCAGGCGGCCGCCGCCGTCGAACGTCTCGACCTTCGGCTGACACCAGCAGGTGATGCCACGCTCACGGTGGGCCCGCAGGTCGCCAACCGGCACCACATGCACGGTCTTCAGCTCGTCGTGTGTGACGTCCTTCCAGCGGCCGCCCATGGTCAGCCGTTGCCCTTCAGGACGTCGAGCATCGCTCTCGCTTCCCCGACCTCGTCAGCGCAGGCGTAGTTACCCAGCTTCAGATCCGCCTCGACCACCACCACCAGCTGCTCGAGCTGATTGATGGCGAGCTGTAGACGCAGCTCGAGGAGCTCGGCCTCAGCTTCGAGCCGCTTGACCTTGTCGTCGCTGCCGGCCAGGCCCCCGACCTTCAGAGCCACCTTCCCCAGACGCTTCAGTAGTTCCAGCTTGCTCGGCACTCGTGGCCTCCTTCTCGCGTTGCTTCTGGGCGAGATACCCAACGTGGTCGAAGTGGTTGACGTCGACAGTCTGCTTCAGCTTGCCGGCCATCTCGAGGATGGTGCGGGTCGCCTGCTGCGGGTCGACCAGCGTGATGCTGCCGTCGGCCTTGATGCCCTTGATGGCGACGCGCAGCTCGAGCGGCCACTGCGCCAGGGGCAGCCGCTCGCCCTTCTCGTCGAACGCCAGGCCGAAGTCGGCGCGGGCTCGCATCGAGGTCAGCATCACCGCTTCGTCGGCATCCATGTTGAGCCGCTTGTAGCGGTTCTTCCTGAGCGCGGCGAGCGCGTGCGCGACCTTAGGGTTTCTTAGGGTCCGCAGCCCCTGCACCGCGGCCGCCTGGCGCGAGCTGCAGCCAGGGTGGGTCTTCAGGTAGGCGTTGGTGGCGTTGCGCCCGTTGGCCTCGTATTCGAGGATGAACTCGGCCTGCGTGGCGGTGAGCTCTCGACCCTTCATCAGTGCGCCTGCTTCCTGACCTTCAGGGCCACCACCTTGACGCCGTCGGCGAGCGTCATCTCTACGGTGTCGACCACGTCGATCTTCACTCGCTTGTGGATCTTCTCGGCGTAGCGGGCGGCAGTCGCCTTGCTGTTGACCGCCACGCCCACGAGCTCAAGCGGGTGCGCGTCGATGTAGCGCGACAGCACATTGATGCGGTCGTCTTCGGTGAGGTCGCCGAGGTCAGCGTAGCCCTTCATGGCTCAGTCCCTCTGGTCCGGTTCCACCTCGGGCGCAGGGGCGGCAGCGGCTGTGTGGTTCTTGCATTCGCATCGGCCGTCGTCGTGGCCCTCCTGTCGCACACAAGGGCGATCACACTCGTGGTCGCCTTGCTGGCATGGCAAGCCGCAACGCTCGGCCGGTTGGGGCGCAGGGGACGCGAGGGCGGCACGGGCCACCTGATGCGGGCACCGACCAGCCTCGTAGGCGCGTTCGGTTGCGGGCGACCAGTTGATGCAGGTGCAGTCGCGCAACCCAACCATCTGGGCGCGTTCCGCTTCCAGCGCCAGCAGACCAGTCAGCGCCTCCCGCAGTCGCTCGGCCTCTCCGACCGGGGGCGCAGCGATCTCACGCGCCTCGGCTTCGTAGGCGCGCTTCTCCCACGCGGCGCGCATGGTCTGCTCAGTCGCGAGCCGCACGCGCCATTCCAGTCCACAAGTGCAGGGTGCGGGATCGTGCCCATACCCTGCACCACACGAACGCCAATGTTCCAGAGGCAATGGAGAACCCGCGACCGGGGGCGCAGCGGGAGGGTGGCATTCGGGACGGCCACAGAACGGTGTTCGAATGTTTGGCCTACACCAGCACATGGTTACACTCCTTGAACTCGACCTGGGGCGCAGCGCCTTGGCTTACTGGCCTGGCGTGATGATGATGAGCCCCCGCGGCGTGACCAGGATGACCATAGTGAACGCCAGAGGGTCTGTCTCAGGACCACAGGCGACCGCCAGGCAGGCCCGCACCCGCGCCGTGTGTGCGCCCTCAGCTAGGGCCGGGATGGGCGCGCGGTAGCCCGTGTCGCCGGCCGGCACCGTGTGCCCGCTGGTCACCTTGCCAACGCTGGCCCAGGCGCCCCCGTCGACCTGCAGCTCGAAGTGGTCGACCAGGCCGATGCCCGTCGTCGGATACGACCACGCGAAGGACGACGACGGCGTCGCCGGCTGCGCGAACGCCACTGCACCCATCACCACCGTGAGCACCGCCACAATCAGTCGCTTCATGTCCTGTCCTCCAATACCGTTAACGGTAGTCTACTGCCACAGCCTCGGGTCGTTGCCGAAGGCGTCCCAGCCCTCGACCTTCTCACGCGCGAACAGCTCGAGGAACGGCCCCTTGCTGTAGAGCCGCTCGATCATCTTCCGCACCGCGGTCGGCTTCTCGCTGTGCTCGCTCGAGCGGCGCTCGGTGAAGATGCTCTTCGGCTTCGGTGTCGGGTTGTCGGGCGGGCAGTCGCCACGCTCGGCCACGATGAGGTGCTCGGTCTGCACCTGGAAGAACCTGCCGGGGATGCCCAGCACCTTGTCCCAGGTCTGCATGCTGGCGTAGTTGAAGCCCCACGCCTGGATGATGTCGCGCGGCCCCGGATCTTCGAACAGCATCGGGGTCGTGACCCAGAAGAAGAGCACGCTGTTCTTCATCGCATGCTCACGCACCGGCAGCCGCATGAGCTCCTCCATCGACATCGACGGATAGTGCCCCTCGGCGGCGACGCCGTGCTCGGGCGAGCTGTTGCTCTGCCGGTAGCGCCAGGGCACGTCGGCGTAGATGACCCGATACATGCCCTTCAGCACCGCCTGGCCTTCGACGACGCGCCGACGCGAGGCGGCCCGCACTTCGTTCTTGAACTCGCTGACGGTCCAGCCTTCCTTCACCGCCCGCTCGAGCCACACGCGCTGCATGCCGGGGTCCATCGGGGCAACCACCGCGCTGTGCGTGATGCTCGGCGAGATGACCCGCTCGTCGACGGCGACCGCGCGCGAGATGACTGTGCGGTTGAGCAGCGTCTGGTGCGCGAGGCCCGTGACGCTCTTCATCTGGTCGACGCGCGCGCGCCAGTCCTCGCGGCTGTCCGCGTAGGCCAGCAGGTCGCCGATCCAGTAGTCGCTCGCCTGCTGACACGCCTCGGCGAACTTGAACGCACCCTCCCACTGGTCAGCCGATGGCCGGCCGACCGCCTCGACGGCTCTCGCGCTGAAGCGAAAGCCGTCGATGGTGATGGGGTTCTCGTCGAATAGAAGCAGCGCCTGGGGAGCGCTGCGGCGTGACTTGCTCACAGAGCCTCGTCGCCAGGCATGGTGCTCGCGGCCTCACCCTTGTGCTTCCGCGCGATGAGCTTCGTCGCGCCGGGGCGCGTGATGAGGTCGGTGCCGAAGTGCGAGTAGGCGGTGACCTGGTGCTTCACCATGTAGTCAAGGGCGGCCTGTTTGTCGGCCTCCTCGTCGCGCTCGAGGCGGTTGCGCTTGTCGATGCTGCGGCCGATGCTCTCGCACAGGCCATCGAGCTTCTCGTGCCGCACCTGCTTGATGAGCGGGAGCTGGCTGGGCTTCTTGTCGGCGCGCGGTTTCGGTGCTCGTGCCCGCGTGGCCTTGGTCTTCTTCGCCATGTCGATCTACCTCAGCGCTCGAGTGTTGCTGCGGAAGCTGTCGACCTCGAGCTGTCGACAGCACTCTGCGAGTAGCAGGGCATCTGCTATCGCATGCGTCACGACGTGGAGCGGAAACAGCCCCGCCGCGCGCGCCTTGCTGATGTTCTTGTCGCCCTGCGTGAGGCACTCCATCTTCGTCTGCCACACCTTGGGCGTGATGAACTTCGAAGGCAGGTCCGCGGCGGCGATGGCGCTCTCGAGCCGACCGAAGCCGCGGCCGAACTTGAACACCGCCTGGCTCGCCTGGCGCGGGCGCGAACGCACGTATTCGACGAGCACCATGGCTGGTGTCGGAACCTCGCGCATTGTGGCGACGAGCTCTGATGGCGTTGCCGGCATTCGCTTGACCCAGATCACTCGACCGCGGCGGTTGACGACGGCGATGCCACCGCTCACCCCTGGGTCGATCCCCACGAAGTAGGACGGCATCTTGTCAACAACCCGAGGGCTAGTCAAGGCCGGCGGCTCGCTTGGCGAACGACCGCTTGCGGTGGCGGCCTCGCTCCTCCTTCTTATCGTCAGCTTCATCCTTCGCTCGCTCTTCAGGCGAGGGCTCGACGCCCCCGTCGGTGAAATTCACAGTCTCCTTGTGGAACGTCAGCAGCTCGGTGCCGGTGGGCCCGTTGCGGTTCTTCTCGAGGATGAACTCGGTGGTGCCCCCCTCCTTGTGGTTTTTGCGGTGGAGGAACGCGACGATGTCGGCGTCCTGCTCGAGGCTGCCGCACTCGCGCAGGTCTTCGAGCTTCGGCCGGCCCGTGATGCGGCGCAGCTGCGAGACGAGGATGACCGGCACGTTGAGCTCTTTCGCCAGGCTCTTCAGCTTGCGGCTCGTGTCGGCGAGCTCCTCGGTGCGGTTCGCGCCGCGGCGCTCGAGCACGCTGCCCATCAGCTGCACGTAGTCGATGACGATGAGGTCGATGCCGCTCTCTGCGTGCAGCCGGCGCGCCTCGGCTCGCACGTCGCTCACTGTGCGCGCGGCGCGGTCGTCGATGACGATCCGCAGGTTGTGCATCCGCTCGATGGCTTCGTTCAACGCGGTGAAGTCTGCGCCCTGCACGAAGCCGCCGGCCAGGCGCTGCGCCCAGATGCCGCTCATGCTCGAGAGCATCCGATACTGCAGCTGCTTCCGCGTCATCTCCATCGAGAAGCAGAGCGCGGTGCGCTGGCTGCCGTCGGCGCGCGGGAACTCCGCACCGGCGCGCATCGTGTTGAGCAGCAGCGCGGTCTTCCCCATGCTCGGGCGCGCGGCGAAGATGATGTAGTCGCCAGGCTGCCACCCGAACGTCGTGTCGTTGATGCTCTTGAAGCCGGTGTCGAGGCCCGTGAGCTTGCCGCGGTTGGCAACGCGGAACTCGAGGTCGGCCATCAGGTCGCTGGTGCTCTTCGACAGGTCGAGCACGCTGCCGTCACGGTAGCCCTGGCGCAGCTCGAGCAGCTTCGTGTCGGCCTCCGCGAGGATCTCTCGCACCGGGCGCTCGTGCTCGTAGGCCTCGGCCACCACCTTCGACGCGGTGAAGATGACGCGGCGCGCAATCGCCTTCTCGTGGACGATGGCGGCGTAGTGGCGCACATTCACTGACCGCGGCATGCCGTCGACGAGGCCAG